CTAATGAGGTCAGTCCAAAAAGGGTATATGGTATAGGTGTGTTGTCCGTTAATAGGGTCAGGAGTATAGTCATTGCAATAGCTACCACTATTACCAAAATGTAGGCATCCATTCGTTGCCATCCTCGCTTGTGTAAAAGTAGAGCCGTAAAAAGTAAAATTAAAAGAAAGGTCAATTGCAGGGCTAATACCATCATCTACTACCTCGTATGCTAACTCACCTTCAAAGTTGTTGGCGTTTGTTTGCAGGTGGTATAAATCCTGTCCTGATTCGTAAGTGTATTGTCCATATACACTAAATGATAGCAGACTAGCTACTGCGTAGCATAAAATTCGTTTCTGCATTGTTTGGTGGTCTTAGTCTTTCTTGTGTAAGTTTTTTTAACCAAACCCACAACATCTTTATTAATCTTGTCTCTGTTTGGATTAGCTTCGTGCGTGCACTGGGAAATAAATTCTTTTTCTGCATCTTCTTTGTCAGGCCTTTTTTGTGGGTTTTCCTCCCATGCTACAGTAGCTTCTTTACCAATCTTACCGTTGTACGGACACGGAGTACCGGCCATTGACATGGCTTTGAATACTCTTTCGTCCTGACACAACAAAGCAACTGATGCTACTTTCATGCCCATGTCATATAGATACTTAGATAATTTTAATCGTTCGCAGTTTTCATCTACTATAGTTTTACCACCCGACAAACCAAACACTTGCCCTTGGAAAGCACCCGATACCCCCGTGGTACATAAGTCCTGTGAATAAGACATTATGGACGGAGCAATTGCAGATGCAGGTGGGGCTTCGCTTTTTACATTTTGATTAATAGTTTGGGTACTATTTGACTCGTTAATATTTCTATTCGTGTTGTCAGATTTAGTGTTGTTGTTGTTTGTGTTGGTATTGTCTGTAGTAACGTTTGAATCTGAAGTTGATTGATTTACGTTAGTGTTAGTATTTGTATTATTCGACGTTGAAGTTGAATTGTTCGTATTGTTAACGTTTTGATTGACAGTCGAATTCACTGTTGAATTAGAAGTCGAAGTATTAACGTTATTGTTTGTGTTGGTATTGTTCGAAGTCGAAGTTGCTGTCGATGTGTTGATATTATTATTCGTGTTGGTATTAACATTAGTATTCGAATTCGTGTTCGTTGCTGTCGTTGTAGTCGTGTTCGTGTTGGTATTGTTGTTCGTGTTGGTGTTCGTGTTGGTGTTCGTGTTGGTATTAGTTAGTATTTGTATTGGTAGTCGTTGTTGTATTGGTGGTATCTAAACTATTGTTTTCGCAATACTGAGAACCATTGACACAAGCTGTACCAGATTGCTGACTAGACTGAGCATTAGCATTTATAGATATACCCGCAACAAGTGTTATAAGAAACATAAATGCTGCCCATACTATGATGTTATCGTGTTTTCTTTGGTCGTCGTCCTTCATTTATCCTCGCCTTTAAATGACTTGCTGGAACCTGATGTTCCTGCGTACAAACCAAACCAAGCTGCACCCGCACCAACTACTATTGATATAAGACCACTTTGTTCAAACGTAGGTTCTGCTAAATCCATAAACCAAAAAGTTGTAAAATAAAGTAAATACATATATACACTTAAAAATGCTCTTGGAAAGATGCGCCAAGAATCAACTGCTTGTGCTAAAAAAATCCATTTTTGGTGTGGGTTTCTAGTTGTTTCATCTTCTAGGTCTCTAATTTTATCTTTAAGTTGGCCTATTTCTTCTACCATTGCCATGAACTTATTAAGGTCCATTTCAACTTCATTACGATCCATATCCCCCTGAAATCTTCCGTGTCCGTCATTCATTAGTAATCACCCCATATTTTTGTTTTAGTCCCGCCGTGGTACTCCACTGCATGACCTTCGTCTATTAATATTTGACAAATGTCTTTACCATCTTCTGTATAAGGTATGCCAAGTATTCTGCCGTATTTACCCTTGCCTAGGGATTTGATTTTTATGCTACCTACGCACAATTCTTTTAATCTTTCTTTGGCTTCAAGGCCTAGTTTTTTTTCTGCGAGGTCTCGTGTTCTGGATTCAGGAGTATCTATGCCTGCTAACCGCACTCTTTGCTTGTGTAGCTTGACATCAAACCCAAGGTCGAGCGAACAGTCAAAAGTGTCTCCATCGACAATTCGCTCTAAAGTTGCTTTGTAAACAAAAGCATCTGGCGCTTTTTTGGCCATCTACTTCTCCTTTGCTTTACCTACATTGATTGCGCACCAATCTATAAGTTTGTAGACTTTGCCAATCCAAATGTCATCTTTTGGTGTTGGTGTCAGGGCACAAATAAGCGATGCACCTGAGATAACCCAAGGAGCTAACTGAATTAATTTTAATGTTAAATCTAACATATATATTCTCCATTATGTTCCTCCTTGAACTAGTTTATTTACCTAAGTTTAACAGATTATTCTTCTTTTTGAATAACTGTTACTTTTCTATAATACACAACTACATCTTTTAGTTCTGTTATATATCTTTTAATTTCCTGCATGTTGTAGGCCATGGTCTCGTAATCTGGTACGGTCATAGCTAAAAAAACAAGTTCGCCCTCTTGGTCCTCGATAAGAGCAAACTGTTCCTCAAAGTTTTCTGGGGTAATCGTAAGCCATTTAACCTGCTTGAGATCTATTTCTCTAGGCATAACCGGCTGTACTATCTGCCTGTCGATAGGTTTAGCAGATACTTGTATTTCTCTAGTCGGAAGTAGACTGCAACTGCAGGCCATCATCAAGACCATCAATATCAGAGCTGATGTTCTCAATGTCTTCCATGATATGTTTTGTACCATTGTTTATCTTCCTTTGCATTTCAACTGGGTCACCTATAATCTTGTCACTCAGTTCGTAATTTTTAATAAATTCTGAATATCTATTCAATTCTCTCTGGGCTGCTTGGCTTTTTACAGTCATGTTTTGTAATTCTGTAGTTTGTAAAGCAAAATCATTTTGCAAAGAAGTTATTGTTTCTTCTTGTGTGGCAACCGCGCTTTCTAGTGCCGCATTGTTTGCAGTAAGTATTTGGTTTTGGCTATAGAAATAATAGCTTGCAAAACCTAACATTAATATAATTCCTATAGATATCTGTTGCATTACAGGTCCTCAATAATGTAATTCAAACCACCTGCACTTCTATATTCAATAGTCTTGTTATCAAGATCACGAAACTTCAGATGGTTTTCTTTTTGCACAAGTATTTTTTTGCTTATGTAGACTTTATCGTCTGAATCTCCGTACTCTTTGTTAAACGATACTCGAACTTGGTAATGCTGTACAAAAAGACTCGCGATCCATCGTAATATTTTTTTGCATGACTCCTTCATGTGTGGGGGTATTTACTTTCCTACTGCTTTTTGTGCCTTTTTATGTGCTGCAGTAAAAGTACTTCCTTTCATCATGAGGTTCTTCATGTACTTCATATGCTTTGCGCTATGGTGTTTAGAATGCCTACTCATAGTAGCCTCTTGTCTTTTAGTAAGAGACTTTTTACGTGTTGGCTTATTTCTGGTTGTTTTTCTTTTGTACGCCATGGTTTATTCTATCAATCTCCTGTTGTGGTAGCAACTATGGTGCTGGATTATCAGCGGTTCTTCCTTCTAATAACTGTGCTGCATAGTGGTTTAGCATTTTGTCTCGGTCTTGATATGCGAAAGCTGATTTAACCCACCCAATAATCTTTGCATCATTAAGATCTGCAAGGGGTGTAAAGTTTATGGTTTTACCTGTTAGCGGACAAGTTCCTGATGTTGTGTATTTACAGAATGTGAATCTCCAAGGAAAAGTAACAGTATTAGAAGAGGTATCTGTAGCTGTAACATTAAAATTAACTTCCGTTATGATGTCAGCAATATCTCCCTCTTTTTCTGTTTTATACGATACTAACTCATACGTATAAGTATAGTTACGCATTACCCAATCAGTCATTGTTATTCTCCATTAGGTACTATATTTATAAAATCTTGTTTCAGCTTGAATATAATCAAGGCCCGAATCCCCTTGTGCATAAATAAATAAATTCACTGTGTTGCTTCCGGTGTATACAAATGCTTGCGGAATATTTGCAGAGTCAGAGCTTGAAAAAAACCTATCTACCTCTCCTGGCAATTTGTCTGTTGTACCACTATTGTAAATTATGGCGGAAGTGCTTGCATCAAAATAAACTAGACTTACTGTTTTTACATGGTTGGTGCTACCTACTAGTCTTACATAGCCGTGGTAAAACCCTGCTCCTGACCCCACGCTGCCCACTAGCTTATATGCAAAAGTATTTGGGGACCAGGGCCCTATTGTTGTTAATGATACGCCCGAGGATGGCAAAGTTAAATTAGCTGTGTCTATATGAGCCGCAGCTATTGTACCTGTTGTTATGTTACCACCATGTATTACAGTACTAGTATTAGCGGATAAGTCAGTTGCTCTTATAATAGCAGTATCTATAACGTTAGCAGATATGGTGCCTGTAGTGATATTTGCACCATTAATAGTTGTAGCGCCCCCTGTGGATAAGTCTAGGGATTGTATAACCCCGCCACTAATACGATCCGCTGACATAGTACCTGCAGTAATTTTACCCGCGTTTAAGTCAGCTATTTTTGCGTCTTCAATAGTTGCATTAGCTATTTTTGCATTGGTTATAGATCCTTCTTGTATCCACCCATCTTTAATATAAACACCAGCTGGCACAGCTAGACCATTTACAGTTCCTGCAGTTGTACGCACTATAAAAGGCGTATATTTATTACCACTACCACCATCGGCGTTTGTAGTGCTAGCACTCGAAGATCTAATTGCAAACTGGTCTGCTTCAAAAATAATATTGGTGCTGGAAGTATTATTTTGTAGGGCGTTGCTAGTATCGGCCATAATGTACATACCAGCTATAGCCCCGTCCGCATTTACAGAGATACCATAACCAGCTTGGGAAGAAGTACCGTTTGTTACTGCGTTTTGTACTGTAGTAACGCTAGATGAAACACCGTTAACTGTGCTAGTAAGGCTAGAAATACTAGTAGCATTTGCCCCTTCTGCAGTAACTCGAACAGCCCGTTCCGCTGCTATAGCTGCTGATATGGTTGAATCCGAACGAGAATTAGAACTATTTAATGACGCTACTAAACTATCAATGTCCGCTTTAATAGTTCCATCTCTTGCTTTAACCCACGCGTTGTTACCCGAGTTTCTAACATAGAGCTGGTCGTCATCGGTATCTAACCAAATGTCATCTACGTTTAGAGAACTACCATCGGTCCTAGTGCTAGGCGCACTTGAAGCTCTTATGACTAAAGTACCAACGTCTATAAGATTAGTAAGCGTAGAATATCCAGGTAAATCAGCTAAGGTTTCAGTTAATTGAGTTAATACTTCAGCTATGTTTTGTACCGTTACAGCTTTTGTACCGTTTGTTTGATTAAATGGGCCTCTTACATCGCTAGTGCTTACAAACCGTACCCAATAAAAATAAGTTTGATTGTAACCAACAGGGTCGGTGGTGACAAAAGCGCTAGTGGTTGTAATAAGAGTAGCGGTGCCCACTTCATCATCTCTTGAACGCCACACTTCTGTGTATGCATGGTTAGTATATGGTGCTGTGTTCCAGTTAATTATGATTTCGGTGAAAGCCCCAGAAGCTTCTAGCCCCGTAGGCGCAGGTGGAATACTTAGATCCCCAATAGCATCGTCGTTAGGTATAAATTCTGGTGTGGTCCCGTTGGGATCAAAAGGCTTGTTAGTAAGTTTCTTAGCCATACCAGAGTCTATTAACTCTCGTAGTGTTATAGCTCTATCTAAGGGATCACCCAGCCTGCCTAGTCTAATTTCCTGAGCTTCTTTCATAGACTTAAGAGTATCAGCTAATTCTCTATCTACTTTAGTTGGTATATTTTTTAACGCGGGTACTTTAGTGGTCATTAGATGTTCCTTAATTCATCTATAGACTCTCCAACGCAAATTTCGTTGACAATAGTGGCACCTTCTACTTCTACGGCAAAGGTCTTATGCACACTTGCTGGCAGTCTTAATATGGGCTCAGGTATAGAAGTAGAACTAAAACTTGGGGTAGTTCCGGTAACAGCAAAAACACTACCAGAAGCTGCAATCGATGCGTTATAAATAACAGACCCATCACCATATACTTTGACTCTTACGGGATACGACTCTGCTTCTACTTTTACAAAACCCATGCTAATCGGTTTTGGCATAACATACTCTTTTGATTTCCAATTAAACGTTAGATTAGTACCACTGCCTTGAAACTTTTTAATCGTGTTAGTTATAATTAAATATAACTGGCTGTCGTCCGGATCTGTATGTCCGCCACGTATAAGCCCACCCGCATCAAGATCTACAAAACTTGTGCCGTCACCAACTCTTGGATCAAATATAAAACCGCCGTAGCCACTGCCTGTACTATAAAAACCTACGTACCTTTGTTCCCATAAAAAGCCAGTGATTGTTGCGGGGTAATAGTTAGCTTGCCATTGACTAGGTGTGATAATACCTTCTGTTAAGTTCCGTACAGTTGTACCCTCTGCTGCGATCAATCCGTCCGGACTTGCATATATAACGAAGGGCCCCATGTCGACTATTGATCTTTTGTTTAGGTTAGCTTGCGAACTTTCAATACGTATTGCTGTCATCGTGTCAGGCCCAGATCCTGTGACTAGGTATGGCACGCTTTTTGTTGTAACTAAAATACCGTTTGATACTACTTTCATGCCGACTATCTCTTCTTCTATAGCAAGCCTATAGTTTGCAGGCCAAGCGTGGGGTAGAAAAGGTTCACTAAAACATATACGTTTACCAGTAAAACCAGCAAACACTCCGCCTGGCAACGCACACAACCCTTTCATGGGCCCATCTGGATACAAAGAGGTATCATCGTCTGGCGGTGCAATCCATGTAGTAGAGGGTATAACCTCAGCTAACTCGCTGTTTTTAGAAGTATCCGTGTATGTTGTGGCTGACAGTGCAAGCTCTGCAACGAACTGAAACTGCGTAGTGTTTGAACCAGTGTTAGATCTGTATATACGTTTTTTAAGAAGATTAATGTTTGAGTTTGAATGACTAGTTTCTAAATTACTAAGATTGATTTTTTGATTATCATCGGTGGTTACAACAGTAGAAGCAGCAGAAGGTGGCCCTTCTTCACCATAAGCAGACACAAAGGTATAAACATAAGATGTTTCGAAATCTAAATCAGCATCGGATGGGCCATTAAAAGATGCTCCGTTGCTAACTGAACTAGATGTGCTTGAACTTGTAGCAGACCCGCTGGTTGCAACTGTCAGTGTTGTAGTGCTAGGAACAGAAACAATTTTGAAATCACCATTAATTTCGTCAGCTGTTAGCCCATTTGTAGTACCAAAACCAACAAGCGTCATAATATCACCAACTGCTGCCCCGTGAACACTTGCAGTAGTCACCGTTATAACACCAGATCCACTAGTGGTTGTTATGGTTGCATCTATTGGTGTTGGTGCTGCGATCGCTACTGTAGGAGCAGCTGTCGGTGCTGGTATGCCTAGTCTATAAAAAGCATCGGGGTAGGGCGCACTGCCTAGGATAATATCACTTCTGCCCATTCTAGGAAAAGACTGCCCCGACCAGTATATCGTGTCGTTCGTATCTCCAGCTATGGGCCCTCGCACGACATCTACATCTTCATCAAACTGCAGCCAACGTTCTGGGCTGTCAGTGTATTTAAATATAGTTTGCTTAGTAGTATTGGCAAGCGTAGAAACCCCATTAGAGGGATCTACTGTGGAATTGTCTTTTACAGGTACAAGACGCCCACTTTCTAAATTTACGTCGGTTGCGGTCTGCGCAAGATTATCTGCTAGAAGCCTAGGAGATACTCTAGGTGCTTTGCCTCCAAAGGTAATAAGTTTAAAATATGCCATTCTTTCATTATACAGTATTACGAACTAACGCTTGTAGTTCTAGACTCCTTCTTCCTACTTGTTTAAACCACCTGCTGTCTTCCATTTCAGCAGCCATTCGTTCCCATTCGTGCTTTCTACAGGCATCTAACATATTTCTAAAGTTAGAAAGTCTAGTGCCTCCTAGATTAAAACACATATTTACCAACACGTGTTGTATATCTTCGGGCAAACTGTAAAACTCTTCTTCTAAACCGTACACGTGTATTGCTTCGTCAAGATGTTTTTTAAAATCGTCTTCGTAGTATAGATCTACTACCTCTTGAGTTACTGGTGTGCCCACTTCCCAATCATATTCTGGGTCGCCTGGTTGACACAAATGGCCTACGCCTAATGTTTTATAGCCTAAGCTATCTTCATAGACCTCTAGAACTTCACCTTCGTGACGTTTTATTTCAGCTTTGCATTTTTCGATATTCATAATTACTCCTTTTCTTCTTCTACTTTAACAGTAGGTTTTATCTTATCTTCTTTTAAAATAGTTCTAAGATCCTCAGTTAATGCAGATATACCTGCTTGCGCTAACCTAACTTCTATAGCAAGGTCATTAAGTTTTTGTTGGCCTTTGAACAGGGTGTTAAAAGACTCAATTACTCTGGGGGTTAAATTCTCAATGCTGTAAGTGTCACCATCAAAAGTCACTTCTTGTATTGGATTGTTTTCCATTTAAATACTCCTTATTTAATTAACAATATACTTAGTATATAACTAAGAAAAGACCCTATCAATACCGCTTGCCGCTATGATTAAAAGATACAAACCTATTATGTATTTAGTAAATTTTGCATCCATAGCATCAAACTTAGCATCACCTTTATCCAAACGCTTTTCTATGTTTTCATAACGCATAGCGCATTCTTTTTCGTGTGCTGATATTTTTGCCATTGATTCTTTTGCTGTAGCCATATTAATACCTTATTAAAATTGTTCCATTACCGCCGTCGCCTGATTTGTTAGTATAATTGGCATAACCAACATTTGATTGTCCACCACCACCTCCGCCGGTTGTGTCAGTAGCATTAAGACCAGTCTGCACTGATACGTCGGTAGCATGATATACACCACCATCACCGCCACCGCCTATACCACCAGATGCGCGTGATCCTGGGTTTTGGTTACTACCGCCGCCTCCACCGCCACCGAAGTAGCCACTTTCTCCATAAGCAGTAAAGTTTGAAAATAATTGCCCTGCACCACCTGCACCACCACCTGATGTTTGTCCAGAAGTATTACTATATCCTGGTAAGCCCGCACCTCCGGCTCCACCTCCACCACCACCGTTATAGTTTCCACCGCCAGTGCCATTTATATGAGCTCCCCCTGCGTTACCATACGAAGTCCAACCTGAAAATGTTCCTTGATTTGAAGCTCCACCACTCAGATTATTCCAAGACCCACCACCACCTGAGCCACCAGCTGAAGCTGGAAAGTAAGAGGTACTAAATCCTGAAAGATGAGGAGCATTACCACCATAACCACCAGCTCCACCGCCACCTTTAGCAGTGATTGTGCCACCAGAGAGTGCAAATGTAGTATCTCCTCCATTGTTATAACCACCATCATATGCTAAAGGAGAGATACCAACACCGTCTCCACCTGCGCCTACTGCATAAGCAACGCCTGAAGATTTATCGGTTGATGTAAAAGTATAAGATGATCTATGAACTATTCCACCCGCACCGCCACCACCAGTAGCAATATTAGGTGATCTTGAACCAGAGGCTCCACCCGCTACAATTAGTATTTCTGCACTATCTATTCCTGAAGGAACTGACCAAGTACCAGAACCAGAAAGCTGAGCATATAGATAAGGTCGTACTGTTAGTGTGTATGTTCTCTCTGCAGTATTTACACCATCTGTTGCTTCAACTGTAAATGTGGTTGTAACTGATGATCCTGTGGTTGGTGTAGTACCACTAAATACTCCACTTGTGCTCATACTTACTCCACTTGGAAGAGATGAGCCAGATTTAAGAGTGATTGATACCGATTGTCCATCACCATCTGTTGCTGTTATTTGTGTAAATGCTGATGCAGCTGTTCCTTCAATTACTGTACCTAAAGAACCTGAAGCAACTCCAAAAGCAGGAGTTGAACCAGCATCTAATGCATTTACTAATGTTCCACTGAAATTTCCGGGATTAATAACCTTGATGTCATATGGTTCGTTTGCAACTGTAAGTGCTGAGCTTGGAGTTGTAGCAGTAATTGTAGTTGTACTATTCACAGTAACAGAAGGAGAGTTATATACTGTTCCATCATCACCTATAAATTGAACAGTTGCTCCTGTTTTAAAATTAGAACCAGTAATAGTTATGTTGGCATTTGCATCTGTTTCAGTAGTTGGACTAATTGATGTTACTCCCGGAGCGTTTCCAAGAGTTTGCCAAGCGTCTCCATCATAATATTCCATAACATCTGTAGTAGTATTAAATCTAAACACTCCATCAGCTGGAGAACTTGGTCTTTCAGCCGTGGTTCCTGCGGGTAGGGTTATGCCTTCTGTACCAGAAAAGGCAATGTTATCAGAGATTAGTTCACTTGGTATTTTTGTGTTTGCCATTAGCTGTTATCCGTTAAATAGTGTTTGCCAGTTGCTATTGCCGTTGTATAACTAGATTTATCAACAGACGAGCCTACTACGTCAGGTTCTGTGTAAGCCAAGATAAGTTCAAGATGGTCTACATTGTTTTGAACTGTTTGATTTTTTTCTTCTTGGGTGAGTCCAATAATAGAATATGTACCATTATTAATCTCATTAATAATGTTAACGCTATAAGTTGCTGCTGTTAGTA